GGGTTAAGTATAGTTCATTCCATCGGGGACAAACAACCCGCCCACAGATAGGAGATAGACAAATGCAAGTTCAGATCATCCAGTCGAAAGAAACCATTTATCAACACATCGGCCGCTCCGTATCTGCTGTCATGCAATGCGGTAAGGTCAAGATGACCGTTTCGGTGAATCGCGGTTACGTCTCGGCGGTAGTTCACAACGCCTCTAATCGCGCATGGAAAGGCTACGGCAAGGTTTACAAGACCCTAGACGAAGCCGCCTCGAACTACCGCTCGAAAGAAGCCCTCGCAATGATCGATACGATCCGAGCCATGTGGAACAACACAGAGGTAGCGGCATAAGCCGCCCCTCCCACGGAGGCAATAGATATGCGACTAGAACAGAACATTCCCTTCGATATAGACGGCTATGAGTGCGTGATGAGTACTGTGGTCGATGTTGAGATCGTCGAAGATGATTTCACCTATAAGTTGGTCGATATGGAGATGACGCAATTCCACGGCCAGACGGTCAGCGTGCTGCTCGACGAAGTAGATATTAAGGGCGGCATCGCAAGACAGATTCATGCCTACCTTGACGAATACATTTCCGAGCACGCTTGGGAACTACTCCAAGCCGAGGCCGACTACGAAGCCGATCGAGCCTATGACCTCTGGAAGGAGACCCGCGAACATGAATAAGCGCAGCCAGTATTTACCGCAAGCAATCCTGCTCGTCATCCTGTTTGCCATCGCAGCCATCAACGATCCCTGCGGCGACGGTGGCTGTACCGCAGCAGAGGAGCGAGCAAGTCATGAATGACGATTTCTGGCATCAAGCACAGCAGCACGAACAGCAGATGTTCGAGTTCGAGATGCGTATGCAGCAGTTCAGAGCCTCGGTCGCCGAGGTAATGGAAGCCGAAGGGCGAGCCAACAAAGCACTCTCGGAAGCCCTGCAAGCGTGTATGCGCGAGATAGATATTCAACTCAACAAGGTAAAAGGAAACGGTGAAGTGCAATGAATCAGAGTAGTTCGATAGCGGCTCTCGCAGCAGCGTTAGCCAAGGCACAATCAAGCATAACGGGAGCCGTTAAAGACTCGGCCAATCCGTTTTTTAAGAGCAAATATGCAGACCTCGAAAGCGTCTGGGCTGCTTGTCGCAAACCGCTCACGGAAAACGGTTTGTCTGTCATCCAGACCACGCAGCCAACAAAACACGGACTGATGTTAGTGACCACGCTCGCACACTCAAGCGGCGAGTGGATTCGTGGATATATGACTATTCTGACTAAAGACTCGACCGCTCAATCAATGGGCAGCGGTATTACCTATGCCAGACGCTATGCCCTCGCTGCGATCTGTGGGGTCTATCAGGCTGACGATGACGCAGAGGCGGCAGTCGGTCGAGGCTTTACGAACGACCCGCGAGGTGATCTCGGAAAGAATGTAGAGGCAAAGAAGAAACAGGAGTTTCTAGAGGATTTTAGAAAAGCGTTCGATCTCGACGCAGAAGAAAAAGAGATTGCGCTTGCCGTTCGCGCCGTACATGAGCGGATCAATCCAGACCACGATCTCTATATCGCGGTCAGCAACGAACTGACTGCAAAAGAGCGGTCAGCGATTAAAGCCTATCTGAAAATGTCCAAGGAGCAGAGATGAGCGAATACGACAACACCAACCGTGGCGTCCTCTTTAAGAACGACCAGAACGGGAATCCGAAGCGACCGCAGTATCGCGGCTCGATCAACGTAGCCGGAGCCGACTACAACATTTCGGCATGGATCAAAGAGAGCAAGAAAGACGGTAGCAAGTTTATGTCGCTTTCGGTAGAGCCGAAGAAGGACGCGAAGCCGAAGGTGCAGGTTCCGGTTCAAGATTTCGTCGATGACGAATTGCCGCCGTTCTAATGCGCCGGATATTTCCAAGAGGAACGAAGAAGGAGGCCATCGCGCAAGCGGTGGTTCTCCTGATCCGCGACGAAACTATTGCATGGCAAGTCACGGTCGAGCCGTTCAAGAAGCCACGCACGAATCAGCAGAACGCCTATCTCTGGGGTGTCGTTTATCCGACGATCCTAGAGGCAGGAGGCGAGACGCTGCGAGGATGGCAAGCCGATGACCTACACGAATACTTTCTCGGTGAAATTTATGGGTGGGAGACGCTCGACGGCATGGGGCGTAAGCGCATGAAACCCGTTAAGCGATCCTCTCGGATGAGCCGATCCGATTTCATGAATTTTCTTGAAGAAATAAGTCAGCGATGCGCGAACCTAGGCATCGTGATACCGGAACCAACATACGAGGGCTGAACGTGGTTCATCTTCACGACTTAATAGACTCAATTAACGCAAATAATTTGTGGGAGCCATCGCTTACATCAAGAATTAGAAATGAGTTTCCAGAACAGACCGAATGGGTTTTATCACAAGCGCGGGATGCAATATGTTTTGACGTTGGCGATGTAGATGGGTTGAAAAATTTAAAGCCAATTCCAGAATTATTCAAGACTCCTTATCTTGTCACATGGGCTCAAGCAAAACTTCAAGATGGGATATTGGGAGTTCTTGCTTCTCAAACAGCGGAAGAACAATGGAATATTACTGTTTTCAATAAACGATCAGGCGTTGTTTGGCAGATGGTCAATATATTAAAAGTGTATGTTGACGAACTAGGCGACATAAAATGTGAAGATATTTTATCGTGCTCTAGGAAAAATGCCGACCTAGCCTTTGACTATAGTTGTGCGGCAATTAATATTTTTGGTAGATTTTTAGTTGCATTGAATTGCAAAAACGTCGAACGACAAGAACATCCGGCTCCTAAATTTTTAAATTCAAAGAGAGTTGAAAAAAGGAAGCAACCGCTTTTTTCATATTGGACTTTGCATCTTTCAAATGATCAATCTGTTAAAAATGAAAGTCGTTGCGGGACACACTTAAGCCCTAGACTTCATCTGCGTCGAGGTCATATTAGGCAATATACTCCAGGAAAATATACTTGGGTCGATTCATGTGTTGTTGGAAATAAAGAAAAAGGCGTTGTCGTTAAAGATTATTCATTAAAACACGCAAATGAAGAATTAATCCATGACGCGACCCATGATTGACTTAACGCCTTGGGAGTACGAATGGGCTTCTCATGTAGGCGCAAGGCGTTACATCGAGAACTGGCATAAAGCAGATGCAGCGCACTATGACCGCTCGCGTATGGAGGATGACCGAACCGCACAGGTAGCGGCGTGCGTTGCGGAGTTAGCCGTTGCTAAGTATGCGAACCGATACTGGTCGGGTCATGTCTGGCATCGAAGCGAACATAACCAACATAGAAAAATTGCCGATGTTGGAACGAATATAGAAGTCAGGCGGCTACGAACGAAAGAAACAGCCGCCGTCAGAAAGAAGCAACTCGGGCAAGGGTTGGTGCTGTTCGTAGCAAAGCCGATTATGCCCGAGTGCCGACAGGTGATGATTTACGGGTTTCTCGATTACGACACGGCATGGAGTCTAGCCGTGCCTACAGAATACGACCCAGAGAATACGCGAGAACTTGGCGCAGAGTTTTTGAGGCTGCTATGAACCTACGAAAGAAAGCCAGAGGGCGAGAGTGTACCGTCAGGCTACCCGGCATCTGTAACCACAACAACGAGACGGTCGTGCTTGCTCATGTGAGATTAGCAGGGGTGAGCGGTATGGGATTAAAAGCCGACGATTTGCTCGGCGCGTGGGCGTGTAGCGCGTGCCACGATGCGATAGATCGTCGAGCCAATACCGATCTAGATCGGGACTATGTGCGGCTCGCACACCTAGAAGGGATGGTTCGCACGATTGCTCAACTACGAGCCGAGGATGTTGTATGACTTGCCTATCGTGCCGATGGTCGAGAAACAAAGACGGGAAACTCGTCTGTGTGAAATGGGATTGCGATGCAGATCGCCGCTGCTCTGCGTTTGAGTATGAGCCAGGAACCGATGAGCAATGAACTGCCTGACTTGCATGGGAGCCTTATGGCTTAAGGATGAGAAGGGGGATTTCTTTAAGTGCCTAGACTGTAACGGCACAGGAGATAGGAGAAAAAATGGAC